CCCAATGGTCGCACCCGAAGTGGGTGCGGCTGGGCATTAACGGTCTTGAAGAGTACGCCCGCCACTTTAACTGCGTGAAGCGGTTAAATTAGAAATCAATAAAGAACGCCCAAGAGCATGAGTTTTCTTTATGTTAATCAATGCATTATAAACTCACACCATATGAAATTCGGTAAAGTTCATAAGATTTAAAATGTCCCAATCATGCCCCAAAACTGGTATTTTTGCCCCATACATGCCCCATGGCAAACATCGTCCAAAAGCAGTGTCCATCTGGGCTGCGGGTCAACTCACCTTTCAAAATCTCATCAAAACTACATCAACGACGCACAGCATCCTCAAATTCTCACCATTGACACTGTATAAAATAACAGTATAAATTCATCGCATACACACACTAAATTGGAGGTTGTTATATTCGTCGAACTGGTTTACGACAAACGGAACGTTGCAGGATTGGCAGGTGCCAAAGAAATAATCCTGAATGAGCTAACAAAGCGAGTGCACCGGATTTTTCCAGATGCAGAGGTTAAGGTTAAGCCGATGCAGGCGAACGGCTTAAACAGCGATGCCAGTAAAAGTGATTGGGAAAAGCTGAATCGAATGCTGGAGGTAATGTTCGATGAATCGGATATGTGGTTGGTTTCGGATTAAACCTGTAAAGATGGACAAAGTTAAAGCGGCCACTGGAGGCCGCTTTGTACTGTGAGTTCAACCGATGGATGCAGCATTTCTTGACACACATCTTATGATGTGGCCAGTTTTGTTGACCACTAAAATTAGTGATGTTGACCGTGCTCAAAAAAACGGAAGTCCAATTGATACGCGACTGACTAAAATCAGGGTTAACCATAACAAATGGGTATATGTGAAAACGAACAAGTAGATGTAAATACACCAACCGACATTACTAACGAAAGTTGTATCTAATCCTGGGGGCAGGTCAGACACAGGTCACAGCGTCTTCAAATGTGAGGGTCGATCAATTCAATTACACGTGCTAGACTTGAGACTTTTCTTAACTGACTAATTAATATATTAATTTAATGTTAAAACTCTTCGCAAAATATACATCAATTGGTGTTATCAATACACTCATTCACTGGGTTGTGTTTGCTGTTTGCATATATACGCTCCACACAGGACAGGCACTTGGCAACTTTTCAGGGTTCGTTGTTTCTGCGTCATTCAGCTTCTTCGCTAACGCCAAGTTCACATTTAAATCTTCAACTACCACAATGCGCTACTTGCTTTATGTGGGCTTCATGGGCTCGCTTAGTGGAGTTGTTGGCTGGTGTGCTGATATATCAGGCATGGTTCCTATCATCACGTTAATATTGTTCTCCGCCATTAGTCTTGTGTGCGGTTTTATTTATTCAAGATTCATTGTCTTTAGGGATGCGAAATGAAAATCTCTTTGGTTGTTCCAGTCTTTAATGAAGAAGATACAATTCCAATCTTCTATAAAACTGTTCGGGAGTTTGAAGGGCTTCAGCAGCATGAAGTCGAAATAGTCTTCATTAACGATGGCAGCAAAGACGCAACAGAATCCATCATCAACGCGCTTGCAATCGCCGATCCGCTTGTAGTTCCGCTGTCATTTACCCGAAATTTCGGTAAAGAGCCGGCCTTGTTTGCCGGTCTTGAGCACACATCAGGTGATGTAGTCATCCCGATAGATGTTGATCTACAGGACCCGATTGAAGTCATTCCTCTCCTAATAGAGAAGTGGCAGGCTGGCGCTGACGTGGTCCTCGCTAAGCGCTCTGACCGTTCCTATGACGGCAGGCTGAAAAGAAAGTCTGCTGAGTGGTTTTATAAACTGCATAACAAAATCAGTAATCCAAAAATTGAAGAAAACGTTGGTGATTTTCGCCTGATGTCTCGTGCTGTAGTGGAAAACATCAAGTTATTACCAGAGCGCAACCTGTTCATGAAAGGTATTTTGAGCTGGGTCGGTGGCCACACTAATGTCGTCGAATATGCTCGCGCAGAACGCATTGCTGGAAACACAAAGTTCAACGGATGGAAGCTCTGGAATCTTGCTGTGGAGGGCATTACCAGCTTTTCTACATTCCCGCTCCGCATGTGGACTTACATCGGTCTTTTCGTTGCTGGCGTCGCATTCCTGTATGGCGCATGGATGATTTGGGACACGTTAGCATTTGGTAATCCAGTGAGAGGCTATCCCTCTTTACTTGTTTCAATGCTTTTCTTGGGAGGTATCCAGCTTATAGGCATTGGAATTCTTGGTGAATATATAGGAAGGATATATATGGAAGTTAAGAAAAGACCACGGTATTTACTTAAGGACAAGAAGACAAAATGATTATTATCAGAGAGAAAAACCAAATTTCCCTAACAGTAATGCTTTCTTTACTTTACTGTATCGGACTAATCATATCTGACATCAATTATTTAGATGATTATGGTAGATATTTATTAGGATACTCAGGTTTATCAGCCAATGGGCGTCCTATTGCTGACTTAGTTTTAACAATTATAAATCTGGGGTATCCATTATTAGACCTAACCCCTTTGTCATTAATAGCTTCAATTTTTGTAATGGCAGTTTCCGGGGTCATTATTGCAGATAGATTCTTCAGAAATGAAAAGCCTATCGTAAGGTCCTTGGTTGCACTATTACTTATAGTAAACCCTTTCTTTATTGAAAACTTATCTTTTAAATATGATATATTCCCGATGTCTTTGAGTGTATTATCAATCTCATTGGCATTTTATCATACAAAAAATCGTTTCATAAATCTTACATCGCCAGTGTTTTTAGTATTTATTTCACTTGGATTATATCAAGCCACGCTAGGAATGTTTGTGATATTTTCTATTATCGAATTAGCATGGTCAACTTTAAATAATACAGGAACTCATAAATCCAGGTTTATTGAAACTGCAACAAGAGCATTGCAACTCTTTATAGCCTACGTATTATACAAGTTGATTGTTGCGAATATATTTATTGATGGTGATTATTCTACTAAACTTTCTAAAACCATTGCTATAAATTCTGATGGTTTTAAAATCCTTGTTGAAAATTTTCATAAATATAACACTTTCATTGGGAATTATATCGATTCAATCCCTGTTGCGATACTTTACTTTTATATGTTATTGCTAGTGGTAGCTGTTTATATAGTTGCAAAAGAATCATGGCGATCATCTAAAAGCATTATTAATATAATCACTCTAATAGCATTACCTTTCCTTTTTTATTTCTTTTCATATGCAACTTTCCTTTTTTTGGAAACCGCATCAGTGACTTCGCGCGTAATGGTATCGTTTAGTGCAACTTTAATAGGGATGTTTTTTTATTTTCTCGTCGCAATAAAAAACCAGAAACTTAAATTATTCGCCTTTTTTCCATTTTTTATGTTCAGCTATGTTTTGATGACAAGTTATGTAAACGCTTCATTAGCTCAGAATAAAAAAGATTTCCGTATCATTAACTCTATATACTATGATATTTCTCACCTTTCACCGCAAGTAAAATACGTTAATTTCAGTGGAGTGGTAAGTCCTGCACCTCAAAAGGCGCTATCATTGCTGAGATTTCCAGTCTTAAAAGATCTTACAAAATCTTATTTAGGCACTGACTGGAGTGCATATATGCTAAATTATTATGGGGTAAATGTTTCTAGAAAAAATTTCTCTCCAGAAGAAATTACTGAAATATGCAGACAGAAAGCTATCTCAACAACTCCTGACTATTCACTTCACGTTAGCGGTGAAAATATGATTATTTCATTTGACACTTTATGCAAATAAATAAATAAACCAGAACTGGCGCGGCTTAAGGATATATTAAGCCGCCGTCATAAGGTGTAGGAGGCAGGAGGTTCAACTCCTCTCACCTAGACCAAAAAACCATCTAAGAATCAGCATATTACACCTGTTTTTTTATGAGTACTTTCTGAATGGTGAAAATAGGAACCACCCTACACAGAACATCGACTTTGCTGTAAAATTTCAGCTATTCACATCAGCGGACAGTCGTCGAACTCACCCGACCTCGCATCATTGATAATGTACGCGATCACCCCAACAATGCTGAAGCCTCTCCGTAATTATCTGACGGTATCGCCTCCTTTCGACCGTTCGCCAGATTTTCCTGGTGCGGTTTCGGATGGGCCCGGTAGCGCTTCACTATGAACTCCCCGCCAATATCAAAAATAAGCAGAGAACCGTCGCAAGGCGACAGCGATGAGCCGGCTACTAGAAGCGCACCCTTAAAGATGCCCTCGCGGTAATGAGTGTCTGCGGAACGCAAAAGTACGTAGCCGCCGGATGAGAGATGAACTTTGCATCGAGCGATATTCGCGATTCGGCAAATTCTACTGCCGGTGATGGGAATCCCATCAGATCACCCTCCCCATGTTTCTCATCATCCAGAGACGGTTCTGGCTGACGTCTGGCGTCTTGTCGACGAAGAACTCCTGGTAGCGCTCTATCCAGTCATTGGCGTTTTCCGGCGTGAAATGCCAGCTCCTTGCGCGCAACTCACGGATGAAGTCTTCTGTGTGAAGGCACTGATAACCCTTAGGGTTTAGCTGTATTGCAGCGATAAATGCGCTGTGAATGTCTCATTTGCGGGGCATGATCTGCACTCCTTTACTGTTTTTACATACAGTATTTTTAAAGTGATTGCAGATCAAGCAGGTTTACGCTTCAGGTTTTTCCGGCCAAGCGAAATGGTCAGAAAGCGTATCATCGTAGTTGATCGCCTTAACCTGGCGCTTATATTTCATCCAGGCTGACAGTTTTTCGCGATCGCTATCGCTGATGTCGTCCAGGGCCAATTCAGTTCTCCAGTCAGCCGTAACTACATCAGCTTCTGACAGTAGTTGCTGGCGCAGACTTTCGACGGAAGCTTTAAGCTCATCCAGTGTAGGTGGCGGGATATCAATCCAGATGGGCTCACCTTTTTCATTCTGTCCGCGATATTTACCTTCCGGAGGTGTACCAGTAAATTCCTCGAAAATATCACTGCCAACCTCAACCCCACTTTCCGGCCAGCTTCCGGCCTTAAGATAAACCTCTCTCATTGAAAGTGGATAAAAGCCGTTATTACTGAAGATGTATTTTTCTTTATATTCAGCTTCTGGTTGATTATTCATGATTAATACCCCACAGCGTACCAGGACACAGGTACGATTTGACCCTGTGTGATGGTTTTGTTTGTTATGTTGATTGCCACAGCCTGCAACCGAATCTCGTTCTGATTAATTGACTCTGCGCAAGCAAAGCAAGGGATGTTGACTTGCGTTTGCTCCACGGTCGCAAAACACTGCAGTGCTGCCCCTGGGAAAGGAATTTTGAACTGATCAATGATCACGTCGGATGACGTGTTTGCAGTAACAACGTTCACCCTGCCCCATTGAATTATCATTCCCCCAGGGAGTCGCTGATAACCTTTCGCCTCACGTATAGACGCAAAGAGGGACATATCAGGAATCTGGTTTGCACCTGCTCCGACATCACGCAGCGCGGCAGTTTTAAGACCAAGAAATACAGGAAGAGCCGTTCTCAGCTGGTTGCGTTTTGATTTATCAAGCGTAATGCCCGCAGCTTCTACGATCCCGGCCAATTCCTCCTGCAGCATGTCAAAATAATCATCATCAAGATCAGTAGCTGGCGTCCCGGTCTGCGGGTTACCGCGGGTAAATCCGTTCTTTCCTGCGCCGAATTTATCTTTCTGCGCGGTAGGTGTGTCAATGCGATGCATAGTTTCTCCAGTTAAGGATATTTGAAAATTACATAGGTATGGGACGGGCAGAGTTTGCTGATAACGCATTCAGCGACTGTATCGCCCCAGTAACGAAGTGGAGTGTCGCAGTCATCTGTACATGTCATCCATGTGGCATCCGTGGCGGCTGGCATATTTACCTGCCAGTAAAACCGCCATTCGGTGGAATACACCGCCTCAGTGCATGCGGAGGTACATTTGAACGGTCCCTTGTTATAACGAGTGATCGTCGCACCGGGCTTACCCAGCGCAGCCAGTTGATCGAGATAAAACGTCTCGTTGATGCCGCCGATTAAATTGACCTTTGCGTCCAGCCTGTTCTGGCGTTGCAGCAGGGTTTGTGTCCCTGATGGGATGCATTCGTCAGGAAGACCGCAGCACGTTTCCCAGCGGTTTATCAGCTCGATGGTGGTGCGCGGATCAATCTCCAGCATCAAATCATCAGCACGCTGATGAGCCCGTCGCAGAGAGGGGGCTGCGCCGATGATTGCCGGATCGTCAGCGGACCATGCCGGACCAGGCGGCAACAGTGCCGACATCAAATGGATGTAGTCGTCATCTGTCACGTCCATGCGAGCGTCCCCAGTATGGCCAGTTCGTTTTTCGCGATCGAAATGTTGGCGGTCGGGGCGACCAGAACATGGCTGTGCTCGCCAGCTGCAATGGAAATAGCCTCGTTAATCCTGGACAGCTCCAGTTCGCCCTCAGGGTAACCATCCCTCAACAGAAACGAGCGCAACTCTGCCGTCACCGCCGCCCGGACTTCTGGCGTGTCAGGGGTCAGCCGTATTCTGAAATCGACGTTATGGGCGACGGGTGCGAACGGGTACAGATCAGCACCGGCAACAGGCGCAAGCGGAGCAATGTGGGCTTTTGCCGCTGCAACAGTCGCGGCACTGGGAATAGGGTTAATCGGGTCATCACTGGCAACCATTACGCCAACGGTGCCTGCACCCATCCAGTGACGGTAGGTCCACGCCCGGGTGATACCAGGCACTTCTTTAGCCCAGACGATATAGTCACCATCCGCACCGCCTAAAGGCGTCCAGTAGTAACGCTCCAGCACCCGGGCGCGCCAGGTCTCCAGCTCTTCAATATCAAACCCACCAGCAACAGAGTCAGCTACGCCTGAAGACGGCAGGCCATTAACCGGCGTCACAAGATAAAGAGCGGCGCCATCGTCAATTTCACCCACGCTACCGGTGACACTGCACACTATTGGCACGCGCAGAACGCCGCCTGCGCTGGTCGTGTCTGCCGTGGTGGTGTACTGGATCAGGTCGTCGCGTTGAATCACTGCTCCTGCCTTAACCGTAATGCCGTTTGTGACGCCATCCCAGCGCATGAATCCTGCTGACGCTGTAGGGCTTTTACGGGGGCAACGTTTCATGGCTGCATGTCTTTGCAGCCAGGCTTCATCGCACTTATCCGGCAGCATATTCAACGCCAGATAATCGATGTAGCCATACACGGTATGCAGCGCGGCCGCATACACTTTCGCCCTCACGTCTTCGTCCATACGCCTGATGGTGTCGCTCGCATCCAGGCGGGAAAAGAGGTCGGTGCGGAGCATGCTGATATTTTCTGCCAGCGTCGGGCGCTGGAATTCGCTGTCAGCCATTAGTTATCGCACTCCATAGATCGTCAAAAGAAATCGTGGTGGGCTGGTTGTAGCGCCACAGCGTAATGCTGTTACCCAGTTCGTTAATGCCGGTACGCTGAATAAGAAGGTCAATCTTTGAAACCACGCCGTCGTCGATCATCCACTGCAGCGCTTCGGTGATATACGTCCTGGCGATCAGCGCGGTCTGATTGGTCAGCTTCTGACGCTGAAGCAGCCAGAGGCGCGATCCGTACCGGTCGTTCTGAACAGCGGGCCAGGTATCACCCCACCACCCGTTAGGCTGATCGGCATTGTCATCAGGCTGGGCGCGGCGCCAGGTGAAAAGAGAAATCACAACTGAGCGGGTGAGTAAATCCAGGGGTGCGCTCGCTGAAACGCTTACCCCGTTTACGGTTAGCCACAGGTCCATAATTACGTCCCCATTTGTTTGTCCGGCACGTCTGTGTTGTTACCGTTCTCTTTGTGTTTATGGCCGTTATAGGCAAGACGCATTTCCGCCATCGTGAGGCCGGTTGTGTCGCAGCGGTCTTTGATCTGGCCTGTCGATTCGATGTCCATTTCGAACCGGGCTTTTGGCGCGTTCCGGAAAGTGATGGGCTTTCCAGCCCCGTCGACGACGATACCGCTGCGCGTCAGCGTGACTGACTGCCCCAGATCGTCATAAATAGCGACTTCACCTGGCTTAAGTGACCTGATGCGATAGCGGCGATCAGACACAACGACCGCTACAGCATGTGAGCGATCAGCGTCAGGAA